CTAAGTTACAAGCGCAGCAAAATAAATATTTAGGTCAGACTTGGAAAAAAGTCGAAAGTGGGTTGTTCCAACAATCGATTAACTATGAAACAACACGTATTGGTTCATATTCTGATTTTGAGTCTATGGAGTTTTATCCAACTATTGCAGCTGCGTTAGATGTAATGATGGAAGAATCAACAACGGTTAACGAGCGTGGTAAATTATTAAACATTTATTCTGATAGTAAACGTGTTAAAACAATATTAGAAGATTTGTTTTACAATAGATTAGATATACACACAACTTTACCTATGTGGACTAGAAATACATGTAAATATGGTGATAACTTTGTATATCTTAACATCAACGATACTGATGGTATCTTAGGTGGTAAACAAATGCCTAACTATGAAATGGAACGCAGAGAAAGCGGTTTATTTGATATGATTAGTGGTAAAGAGTTACCTAATCAAGAGGTTTCAACTGGTGATAAGGTTAAATTCTTTTGGAGAGGTCGTGACGTAGAGTTTAATTCATGGCAAATCGCACATTTCCGTCTGTTGGGTGACGATAGACGTTTACCTTACGGTACTTCTATTTTGGAAAAAGCTAGACGTATTTGGAAACAACTTATATTGTCTGAAGATTCAATGTTGGTATATCGTGTAACAAGAGCACCAGAACGTAGAGTTTACAAAATATATGTCGGTAACATTGATGATGCTGATGTTGAAGCATACGTAAACACTATTGCTGATAGATTTAAAAGAATGCCTATTGTCGACCCAGGTACTGGACAAATTGATTTAAGATATAATCAATTGGCTAATGACCAAGATTTCTTTATTCCAGTTCGTACTGAAGATGCCCCAAATCCAATTGATACGTTGCCTGGTGCATCTAACTTAGACCAAATTGCTGATATTGAGTATTTGAGAGCAAATCTATTTACAGCTTTGCGTGTTCCTAAACCATTCTTAGGTTTTGAGGAAGCAACTGGTGATGGTAAAAACTTGGCACTTCAAGATATTCGTTTTTCTAGAACGATAAATAGAATTCAACAATCAATGCTTCAAGAGCTAAATAAAATAGCTATTATACATTTATACATTTTAGGTTTTGAAGAAGATTTAGATAATTTTACACTTACACTTAACAATCCATCAACTCAAGCTGAAATGCTTAAAATTGAACATTTACAACTTAAAGTTACACTTCTTAAAGATGCTGTTTCAGATACTGGAAATGGATTTGCCGCTATGTCATGGACTCGTGCGCATAGAGATATCATGGGTTGGTCTGACGATGAAATCAAACAAGATTTACTTGAACAACGTATGGAAAAAGCAGCGGCTGCTGAGTTGGCTAATACTGCTAATGTTATCAAACACACTGGTATGTTTGACGTGGTTGATAGAATCTACGGTGACTTCCAAGCTGCCCTAAACGGTGGCGGTGGTGAAGGCGGTGCTGAAGGTGGTGATGAAGGCGGTGCCGAAGGTGGCGGTGGCGGTGGTGGCTTCGGGGGCGGTGGCTTCGGGGGTGGCGGCCTAGGCGGTGAAGATTTAGATTTCGGTGAAGAAGGTGGTGCTGAAGGTGAGGAATCCGCAGCTGCAACTGAAGCTGGAGCTGAAGAAGGTGGTGTAGAAGCCGCAACTGAAGCTGGTGCTGAACCCGTTGCTGAGTCGCTTAAAAAGATAGATAAATTATTAACTGAAAGAAAAGATATTTTATCTGAAAAGCTAAATAAAAGAACCAAAAAATATCAAAATAGATTTGTTAATACTTTGATTGAATCGATAAAACCAGATGATAAAAATAAAGACGAAAAGGTTAAGATTTATGATAAGAATTTAAAAATTAATGAGGACATGAACGGGATGATTGATGATATCAATAAAATGTTAGATGAATAATGCTTTTTGGTTAAATTACAATATTTATAATTAAAATAAAACACATGCAGAATTTTGGAAAAATAAAAAACGCATTTAATGGGATATTGGTTGAGGGAGTTGTTTCAAAAAATGATAAACACAAAGACTTGTTTAAAAAATATATTAAAACTATAAAAGAAAGTGAGATTTTAAAAACTCAATTTTTGGTTTATAATAACATTGAAAACAAGGTTGAAAAAGACTCTTTATCGGCTAACATTTTTGTTTCTGAAAACATTAAACTTTTAGAGAAATTTAGTGCTTCAGAAATTATAAAAGAAAACAAAAAATTATTAGCGTTATCAAAAGATTTATCAGCTAAATTGGAAGAAGGTTATGACTCTAAATTAGTTGGGTTGCATGAATCTTTATCTAAACTTATCTTTACGAAAAGAACAGCAAAAAATGTTGATTCTATCACAAATGATATAAAGAACATTGTTGAGTACATTAACTCAAACAAAGAAAAATCCGTTAACGAAACAATAGAATTACCTAACAGTATGCTTACAACTATAATGGTTGATAAGTACAATGAAAAGTATTCTAACTTAGATGAAACAGAGAAATCTGTTTTAAAAGCACTTATCGATTCTGACGATGTTAAGAAAAAAGAAGTGTATGCGTCAACTGTTAGAGAGTGTATTGATTTGATTGACGAAAAACTTAAAGAATCTGACTTAAACGCAAAAGATAAACTATTGCGTGTTAAGGATAAATTGTTAAGCGACAAACAAGAAATTGGTGAAGAATTTAATAAAAATATTTCTAAGCTAGTTGAGTTAAGAGCTAGTTTAAAAGATAACTAATTTTTAAACAAAAAAATATGAAGAGTGTTCCAAGCGAAAACATTTTGAAGTTAAGAGAATTGACTGATAAATTATGTAATGTAAGCAATGATGAGAGTAGAGAAGTTTTAGAAAAATTGAAGCATATTATATATGAAAACAAAATAATGGTTGATTCATATAAAACAGAAAGAACAAAACTAAAGTGTTATGAAAACATGTGTAACACTATTATTGGTTTATTAAGCGAAACAAAAACTATTTAAAAATGGCAGAAGAAACTTGGAATGATTATAGCAAATTAGTTCTAAAAGAACTTGAAAGACTTAACGAAAATTACGATAAGATGAGAACTGATATGGACACTAGGTTCGGTGAATTGAATCAAAAATTAACCGAAGTTAAGAATGTCGAAAAATCAGTTAGTCTAAACACAGCTTGGATTGATAAAGTTAGTGAAGTTTGGTCACCTAGCCAAATGAAAGAGGCTAAAGACGAAATTTATAAGCAAAAGAATCGTTGGGTTGCAGCTATTGCAATTATATCATTTATCCAGATATTGGTAGGTGTGGCGTTATCTCTTTGGGGTAAATTTTAAAATACTTGACTATTACCTGGATTTTCATTATATTTGTATAAAAATACCAGGTATGAAAACAGGAAAAGAAATTAAAACAAACAGATTTAAAAACTACAATGTAGTTTTCGGTAGCGTTAACAATAAAAACCCAAAAGCGATTTACATAAACATATCAGCATGGGTTGACCCAATTGAAGAAGAGGACGTTAATTACAACCAAGTATTAAGAGGTTTAAACAAAAGATTAAAGCAGAGTATATTCAATTATTTTAATTCTGAAATTGATTGCGTTTTTGTTAAAGATAGAACCATAGTAGATTTAGATATCAGAGAATCTGGAATACGATACGGAAAGAGAAGTTTTATGAGTTGTGAAATTACATTGTTTTTACATTCAGAAATTCCAGTAACATCCGAATTCATGAAAGAAAAATTAGACATCATTTCTGATATGATTATTAAGACAAACTTTGAAACAAACAAAACCTTCAAATTTCATAAGAAAAAAATATAATAAAGGCCCCAATGGGGCTTTTTTTATTTAATGACTATATTTATATCTATAAGCTAAATTAATATGGATATAAATTATAAAGACTTTAGAATATTAAAGCGTGGTGAAAGCGGCTGGGGTGGTCTAATTGAACATGATGCTGGATACATTAGTCCAGACGAACCTAGAAACCAACCTTTCATAAACGAAATTAAAAAATTAGATACTGGTAGCAAAATGGCTATTGTTGAGCCGCTTATTGTATACGTAGTATTACAGAAGTATGGTATTCTTAACCGCAATGGTAGAATATATCCAGAACAAATCCTTAAATCACAAGATAAACTATATCAACAAGCAATTAGAGAAAGAAGAGCTGTAGGTGAATTAGACCACCCAGAATCATCTATTATCGCTGGTGATAGAATTTCACACAACATTATTGAAACATGGTGGGAAGCACATACTCTTATGGGTAAGATGGAAATCCTAATGACACCAGGTTTTATAAACTATGGTATTGTGTCTACAAAAGGTGATGAGGTTGCTAACTTATTAAGAAATAGAATCAAGATTGGTGTTTCTTCTAGAGGGGTTGGTTCTCTTAAAGAAGGTAAGAACGGTGAACAAATTGTTCAAGACGATTTTGAGATTATTTGTTGGGATGTTGTTACAGCACCATCAACACCAGATGCATGGATTGGTAGAAGCTCAGAAGAAATGAGACCTTATGTTGAAAACGTTGAAAAGAAGAAACCAATACTTAAAGAAAACTTAATGGATGATTTAGATAAATTTTTATCTGAATAATTATTTTTTTTCATTTTTTTAGATAAAAAATGATTTTTGGTGAAAATACACATATTTATTAACAAGTGGGAGTAAAATCTCACATTTATCTAATATAAAAAAAAATTAATAAAGATAAAATGGCAGAAAAAAAATCAATACTTGAAGAAGCACTTTTGGATATCACAAATATTCAGAATGCTCTCAATGCCAACACTAAAGAAATACTTCGCAGCGTAGCTAAAGAAGAAATTGACAGTGTTGTGAAAGAGTCTCTTGAAGAAGTGACTTATGAAGAAGAAGAAGTTGACGCTTTGGCTCCAGATGGAGTTGATGATGAAGACGAATCTGAAGTAGAAGGTGGTATCGAAGTTAAAGGTCCAGAAATGGACGTAATGGGAATGGAAGATGAAGAATCATCTGAAGAACTTGATATGACTGGAGCAAGTGACGAAGACGTAATCGCAATTTACAAAAAATTAAGTGGTGATGACGAAATCGAAATCGTTGGTGACGAGCTTCGCTTAAACATTACAGAACCAGGTGAATATGTTGTAAAACTAGATTCATTAGAAGGTGGTGCTGATGCTGACGTTGATGGTGACATCGAAGTTGGTGATGACGAAGAATCAGAAGTTGAACCTATTGAATTAGGTGGTGACGATGAAGAAGAAGTTGAGTACGACATCGAAATTGGTGATGATGAAGAAGAGGAAGATGCTGCTGACGCTGCATTGGATGCTGATTCTGAAGATGAAGAATCTGAAGAAGACGAAGAATCTGAAGATGAAGAAATTGGTGACGAAGAAGAAGAGGAAATAGACGAGACATTAGCTGTAACTAGAGGTTACGCTGGTAGACAAGGTGCTAAAAAATCTGGTTCTGGACACTTACCTTCACCTAAAGAATCTTTAGACGAAGCAATCAAAGCTAAAAAATTAGTTTCTGAAACAGCTAAAAAATATAACGCTCTATTAACTGAAGCAACTAAACTAAAAGCTGAGAATGAAGAATTCAGAAAAGCTCTTAAAGAATTTAGAACTAAGTTGGTAGAAACTGTAGTATTCAATAGTAATTTAACTTACGTAACAAAATTATTCACTGAACATTCTACAACAAAAGGAGAGAAACAAAACATCATTAAACGTTTTGATGAAGAAGTTTCAAACCTTAAAGAATCAAAAAAACTTTACAAAACTATTGCTAACGAATTGGAGACAAGAAAACCAATGAATGAATCAGTAGAAAGTAAAATCATTAAGGAAGCAACAACAAGCGTGTCAAAACAATTAAACGAAAGCACAGCTTATGTTGACCCTTCAACAAAGAGAATCATGGATTTGATTAACAGAGTTGAGAAAAGATAAAATAACCCTAACAAAAAAATAAAAACAAATTATGTCACATTTATTAACATCTGGACAAGTAGGTAACATCGGATTAAACCACATGAAGGCTATCCGTTTGGAAACTCAAACAAAATGGGATTCATTAGGATTCCTAGACGGTCTTAGAGGCCACGTAAAAGAAAACATTGCACAGTTATATGAAAACCAAGCGTCTTCATTGTTAACTGAAGCAACTACTGCAACTAACTCTGGTTCTTTCGAAACTGTAGTTTTCCCAATTGTACGTAGAGTTTTCTCTAAATTATTAGCTAACGACATCGTGTCTGTACAAGCTATGAACATGCCAATCGGTAAATTGTTCTATTTCGTACCACAAACTTCTAGCCGTGTTGACGCTGCTGGTAACCCTGGTTCTGATTATAACGTAGATGGTGGTGCTTATAACACTCAATACTCTGCTCACACTGGTTTAGGTGGTCTTAACAACGGTACTCCAGTTGGAGCTGCTTTACCATCTTGTATCAATGCTGGTGGTTGTGTTGTAACTCCATTCGTAGGAAAAAATCTTTACGATGCTTTCTATAACGATGGTTTATTCGACAACTCTAAAGGTACTCTTACTATCCAAGTTGGTGGTAACGCAGTTTACACTTTAGGTACAGACGGTACTTATACTGCTGCTGCTCCTTCTGCTTCTTTGCCAACTGCAACTGATGGTTCATTAAGAGGTATTATCGTAGGTATTTCTGGTTTTTCTGCTGGTGTAACAACTAATGGTAGAGAAGTTATGACTGGTGCTAACGGTAACAACATGGATACTGAATCTTTCTTAGCTTCATTGCACGTTGTATCTACTAACGCTATCTTGGATAGAGACGGTAACACAATCATCGCTGCTGGTAAAGAAGTTCCTTTCCGTTTAGTTACTCAACAATATGGTAAAGGTATCGTATCTGGTTCAAATTCATTGACTGATGGTACTGGTACTTGTTACGTAGAGTTAGATTTACGTCACCCAGTTGGAACAACTGCTGCTGGTGCTGCTGCTGTTGGTACTGCTACTTATGACGGATATGTTGGTGCTTCTGCATCTACTGTATCTGCTTTCACTTTCACTTCTGCATGGGCTGAATACGCTTCATTAGAATTGGAAACTGAAATGGGTGAAGTATCTTTCAGATTAGACGAAGTTGTTGTTTCTGTTGAAGAAAGAAAATTAAGAGCTACATGGTCTCCAGAATTAGCGCAAGACGTTAGTGCATTCCACAACATCGATGCTGAGGCTGAATTGACTGCAATGCTTTCTGAGCAAGTTGCTGCTGAAATTGACCGTGAAATCCTTAGAGATTTACGTAAAGCTGCTGCATGGCAATTACGTTGGGATTACAACGGATGGAGAAAAGCTTCTACATCTGCTAGTCCTTACACACAAAAAGAGTGGAACCAAACTTTAATCACTAGATTAAACCAAATCTCTGCTCAAATCCACAAATCTACTCTTAGAGGTGGTGCTAACTTCATCGTGGTTTCTTCTGAAATCTCTGCAATCTTTGACGATTTAGAATATTTCCACGTATCTGATGCTAACCCAGAGCAAGACCAATACAACATGGGTATCGAGAGAATCGGTTCATTAAGCGGACGTTACCAAGTGTACCGTGACCCTTATGCACCAGCTTACTCTGTAATCCTAGGTCACAAAGGAAAATCATTGTTAGACACTGGTTATATCTACGCACCATACGTGCCGTTGCAATTAACTCCAACAATGTACAATCCATTTAACTTTGCTCCAGTTAAAGGTATCATGACACGTTATGCTAAAAAAGTGGTAAACAACAGATTCTACGGTCACGTAAGAGTTGACGGTGTACCTACATTTAACATCAACGAATTAAGATAATCAATAATCTTATATAAACTTAAAAGGCTAGTCGAAAGATTAGCCTTTTTTGTTTTATAGTTTATCGTACCATGGTTTTTCGTTGTATTCTTTTAAGATACCATCTAAATACGAAATGTCTAATTTCCATTGGTGTAAAGACCTATTAAAATAAACTTCAAAAGCACCACCCAAATATTCTTTGGCTTCTTTTTCAGTTATTTCGTTGACTTTCATCAATTGGTTTATGACGATTTCTGATTCACCTTTAATCTGAGCCAAACCAGGATGTTTAACCTTATGACAATATGGGCATAAAGAAATCAACCCAACAAGTGTTTGAACGTGTTTTTCATCGTCATATTCCCATATTTCATGACATTCAACATTGTGGTTGACCCCTTGGTTCTTTCCAGTATCGCCACAAATTTCACATTTATGGTTAGCGGCTTCGTAGGATTTTTTTCTTAAATAATCCCATTCTTTTGTTGATACGTTGCTTCTAACATTATTGTACCAACAACTACTCGGTACAATTTCTGATGTTAATTTATATTCAGACATTAATCTTTTTTCTTTTTTGAAACTTCTTCAAAGTTTCTTTCTAATTCTTCTTTTCTAGCTGAAATTAGTTTTCTAACTTCGTTACCTAACTCCATATCGTTTCCATGTTGTTTGGCTAATCTAAGTACTTCATTGACAAACGCATTGTCTCTAATAAAAAATGTTGGTGTTTCCATAGTTTAATTTTTTTTTTACAAATATACTCAAAAAAATTAATTAAAACAACATTATTTAAACCAATCGTCTATGGATGTTATTTTTTTTAAGTTGATATTAAAATTTATTTCAGATGGAATTGCCAAAACATTTACACAGATATAGTTCAAATCAAACACATTTATGGTATTTTTTTTGTAATTATCCAACTCAAATAGGTTACTTATATGCCAGTAACAATTATAATTTTCGTCAAATAAAAATTTTAAAAGATTTTTAGAATATTCTCTTCTATCATTTTCAACATAAAGTATGGGTCTGTGAGTTTTTAATGTGTTTTTGGCACCATTTAAAACGTTTAATTCCATTGTTTCAACATCTATTTTCATTAGATTTAATTTATCAAAATGAATTTCATCTAACCTTATTTGAGATACTTTTCTTTCACCATTTTTTGTTAATTGTACCCCACCAAAATTATTAGATTTTGTATAATCAATGTTAGGTAAAAATATTGGGTCTACGCTATCTCCGACAGCTAAATTGTTTGCTTCAACATTGTTTAAATTGTTTATTGCTATGTTTCCACAAAGAATTCTATAAATTTCTGGTTGTGGTTCATATGAAATAACTTTACCAGTTATACCAACCATTTTACTGAATGGTATTGTCATCAAACCAATATTTGAACCTATGTCTAAAATTACATCACCTTTTTTGATTAAGGTGTTTATCAAACTTATTTCTTTATCACAATATTCACCATATTCTGAAATACATGTACCCATGTAGTAATCATTGGTGTTGTATAATATTTTTCCGTATTTAAAATCTGAGATAATATTCATAAAACAAAGATACATAAAAAAAACCGAAGAATCAAATCCTCGGTTTTTTATTTGTGTGTTAACTCTTTTAATTTATTTACGCTTTTGTGCCACAGCTTGAACAGAATTTATGTCCTTTACCTAATTTAGCACCACAGTTGGTGCAATATCTTTTTACATTGATATCCTCAGCTGTGTTTATTTTTTGTGATACTGGTAACATTTTGTATTCAATAGTGTGGAAAGCCCAGTATTCAAACTTTTTATCAACCGTAACCACTTTTTGGTCAGAAACTGAACCTTGTTCAACCCTACCAGTTTCTACGCTCTTAGAACGACTCTTTAGCGTTCTAGAACTTCTAATCACATCTGGTGTGTCAAACGATAAGGTAGCATTCAAAGAATCTAGTGTTGGTGTGTTTTGATTCACAGACGAGCTATACAAAGCTGTTGTACCTATGTTATTAGATATGTTGGTTAATGTAATACCGTTATTATTTGGTGAAAAAGTATTGGAGAAAGTGCAACATCTAGGGTTACCAGCAGTAGAATTATAACCACCGAAAACGATATTGTTGTCATAATAATTTAAAACTTTTTCTTTGTAGAATTCTACTTTGAAATCACCATTCTTTTCTATTGCTTTTTTAACTTCTTCTGAACCAGATACTTCGTATGTGTCGAATAAGAATTTTTTAGCAACATCTAAGTATCTATCCAAGAATACTCTCCGACCAGGATTCAATACCAGACCACCTTGTGAAATAGGGTTACCATTAAGAATAATTTTGGCTAAAATTACATCGCTTGTTGGATTATATAATTCGATTTGGAACTCTTGTCCCTTTTGTAGATAATACGTTGGCAAATCGCCCGTATTGTTGTAGACTTTAAGTCTTGATTTGTTCACAGCAATATTTGCTGTAGGCACAGCTGGTGCCTCATAAGTTTTTTTGTACATTTTTATTAACTTTTAATTTTTGTTATTATTGTACCGATACCTTTGTTGCCTTGACAACTCTAAACCATTTCTGGTCGGGACCAATACGTGAGTTAACACATTTATAAATATATGACAAACTAATTATTTGTCAAGTCTTTTTATTGAAAATTTGAACCTAGTTCGCAAATAGTTGATTGTATCTGGTGCCAATAGGTGTTTGCTTCGTCTGGTATTGAATCGCCAGACATGTGTTTTGTTGAAACTTCATCTTTTATTTTGTTTTGCTCATGCTTTAAATTCTCTAACGGTGCGTGAATTTTTTGCATAATTTCATATCTAGTTTTATCGTCAACACCTTTTAGCGACTCTTCAACATAATGCAATACTTCTTCATATGAATCAACAGTCATTTTATTACACATAGTCTCCATTGCTAGATTCATTTCTTGACCATCAATGATTTGTTCTCTAAGTCTTTGTCTAATAAATGTTTTCATATTATTGTCCTCTTCTTAAATCTACTTGATTCACAATGTCAAATTGTAACACACCTTTTAATGTTGTGACTTCTAAATTAGATGTTACCAAAACATCTAAATAATAAGTGTTTGGTATCAAACTAGCAGTATCCAATAGGAAATAGAAATTGTTGTTGGCCATTTCAACTGGTTGGAAATCGATTACAGTTAATTCTGGTTTACCTTCAGTAACATATAATCTGTATTTAATATCATCAATTAATTGTGTTTGTTCGACAGTATAAGGTATTCTAG